TTATAACTCATTGGTTGCCTTCACAGTAGGTACTGCCAACACAGGCGATTACACAGCTGTATTAGCAGATCAATACCAAGTATTAGAAGTTATGAATAAGGCAACTGCAATAGCCTTTAAGATTCCAACAGATGCTTCCGTAGCATTTCCAGTAGGTACTGCAATTACAGTATTAAATATTGGTGCTGGTGTTTGCACAATTAGCGCAGTAACACCTGGCACAACAACAGTGTTAAGTGCTGGCGCAGTTGCAGCATCTCCAACCCTTGCACAATACAAAACAGCCGTTTGTATTAAAACTGCTGCTAACACATGGTATGTGGTGGGCGGCATTGCTTAATTCAATCCTCGGTGCTTTTGGTGGGGCTGGCGGTGCTGCCAGTTCTTATGAATCTATTGCTAGTAGTTCGCCAACTAGTGGTACTTCCATCACTTTTAATTCAATACCAAGTAATTATGCCTCATTGCAGATAAGATTTGCAGTCATTCCAGCATCAGGAAATCCAAGTTTGAATATTACTTACAACGGAGATACTGGATCAAATTATACTGTACATACTTTGCGAGGTAATGGAAGTGCCGCTTCTGCTTCGGCCGCAACATCAAGGGCCAACTTTCCATTATCTTGGTATTATGGAATGGTTCCAAGTTATCAAAATGTGGCAATAATGGATATTATAGATTACGCATCTACAAGTAAATATAAAACTGCTAAAGCATTTTTTGGGCAAGATGATAATTCTGGGTCTATTTCAAGCAATTTAGAATTAAATTCTGGATTATGGCTTTCAACTTCTGCCATTAACTCTATAACTGTTACCGTAACTGGTGGAGTAGCGTTTGCATCTGGTTCGGTTATTTCCCTCTACGGAATCAAAGGTGCATAATGCCATCAACTTATGAAAAAATTGCAACAACTACTTTGGGTAGTGCGGCTGCAAATATAACATTTAGTAGTATCAGTTCTGCATATACAGATATTGTTTTAATTGTAAATGCAATAGGAGTTTCTTCAAGTACTTATGTTGCTTTGCAATTAAATGGAGATACTGGAAGCAATTATTCATATACATACTTAAGAGGTAATGGTACCGCCACCGCAAGTGGCAGAGCCACAACTCAAGTTCGTACATTTATTGGCACGACAAGTGTTGCTTTACCTGATACTTATCCTGCGTTATCTATTGCGCATTTCTTTTCTTATGCTGGATCTACATATAAAACAATCTTATCTGAAGCGTCTAACGATCAAAATGGTTCAGGAGAAACAACAAGAACAGTATCTTTATGGCAAAGTACATCTGCTATTAATGAAATAAAAATTATTGGATACAATGCTAATTTAGCCACAGGTACTACCGCAACCCTCTACGGAATACTGAAAGCCTAAAATGCCAGCCACATATACTTTAATCAGTTCAAATGTTTTAATATCAAGTCAAGCCAGTGTTACCTTTTCTGCAATACCTGCTACCTATACGGATTTAGTGCTTAAACTTAGCGCAAGGGCTACAACAACTGCAAGTAATATTTGGGTAACATTTAATGGAAGTAGCGCAACAAATTATAGCGTTACAGTTGTTGCTGCTAATACTACTTCAGCGATTTCATCTAGAGAATCTAGTGCAACTTATGCAAATAATTTCTATTCAGTTAATAGAAGCACTAGCACCGCAAGCACTTTTAGTAGTGCCGAGATTTATATTCCTTCATATACAGTATCTCAAAATAAACCATTTTCAGGTATGGGAGTAATTGAAAACAATAGCTCAACTACTGGATTTCAAATTGCAGCTAACGCTTTATTATTCCGAGATACAACCTCTATTAGTTCTATAACATTAACATCTGAATCAGGTAGTTTTGTTACAGACTCATCATTTTATCTATACGGAATTTCCAACGCTTAACAACCAACAAAGGAGCAACACAATGGCAGATAACCCAACTAAAGTAGTTGTTGATTGCAGTACAGGAATTACCGAGGTGATTCCATTAACTGAGGCTGAGATTGCAGATCTAGAAACTGCAAGAGTAGCGGCTGAGGATCAACGCAAAGCAGCAGAGGCAGAGGCAGCAGCTAAGGCTGAACAACGCCAAGAGATTTTAGATCGCCTTGGTTTAACTGCTGAAGAAGCCGCAATACTTTTAAGCTAATGAAACCTTGGTTATGCAAAGCTGGAGTGCAGTTAAGAGATCAGATTGATACCTGGTATCCAGATCGCCGCACTACCAGTGATGGGTGGATTGGTGATGCTCGTCATTCCGCCAGCAAATCGGATCATAATCCAGACAGGAGCGCACAGGGAGTTGTCAGAGCCATTGATGTTGATAGTCGTTTGGATTCATCAGAACAGCTCTCGATATATCTGGCTGACCAGATCAGAGTCTGTGCTAAAACCGATAAGCGCATATCTTACGTAATCCACAATGGCTTTATTGCATCAAGAAGGTTCGGATTTAAGTGGCGTAGATACCGGGGTATCAACCCACATAAGAAACACATACACGTTAGCTTTACAAAGTTAGGCGACAATGACGGCAAACCGTTCGATATACCACTACTAGGGGGAAAAATATGAATATGAAAAATCCTTATGTACTTACATTAGGTGCATTTCTATCAGCATGGGCAGCATCTAATTTCGATGTTGATTATAGGGCGATTCTCTGGGCAGTACTCGCAGGTGTGTTCGGGTATGCAACTCCGAAAAAATGAGTCCGGCAGAATGGGCTGGCTTTGGCGCTGGCGTTATGGCCGTGCTATCAGGCGGCATAATCGGATTACGTTTTCTCGTTAAAGGTTGGTTAAACGAGTTAAGGCCTAATGGTGGATCTAGTATGAAAGATCAATTAACTAGATTAGAACAGCGTGTCGATCAGCTATTCACTTTGATAAGTAAGTCATAATTTTAATATGGCAACTACACGTAAACGTAAAAAGATTAATAGGCGCAAGGTGCGTAGATCACCTGAGCCATTAACTAAGTTAGAAGTGTTTTATATTGCCAAACATGAAATGTATAGAGCTGCACGTAAGGCTGGATTTTCTGAATCTGTTGCCTTATACCTAATGGATAGCCCATCTTCTATGCCCGATTGGGTCGTAGGCGATAAAGGCATTATCCCAGTTATCCCTACTCCAGATGAGGATGAAGATTAAGCGCATAGCGTTTGTGTCTGACCTGCAAGTACCATTTTTTAATGAGAAGTCTGTTAAATCTGTTGGCCGTTTCCTGGCTAAATGGAATCCTCATAGAACCATATGCATCGGTGATGAAATTGATTTACCACAGCTAGGTGGTTTTAATGCTGGCACAATAGATGAGATGGTCGGCAATATAAACGACGATAGAAAACAGACACAAGAAGTCCTAACATACTTAGGCGTAACAGATGTACTGGGGAGTAACCACGGAATCAGACTTTATCGATCTATTAAGAAAAGATTACCTAGCTTCTTAAATCTGCCGGAGATGCAGTACGAACGCTTTATGGGTTACGACAAGTTAGACATAAAATTTAGCCCTTTCGGATTAGATTGGGCACCAGGCTGGACAGCTGTGCACGGAGACGCTTTCCCTCTTAGCCAAGTACCTGGACAAACGGCCTTAAACGGGGCTAGAAGGCTAGGAAAAAGCGTGGTGTGTGGTCACACCCATAGACTAGGGGTATCGGCCTTTACAGAGGCTTCTAGAGGCCAATTAGGGCGTACTGTGTGGGGTGTTGAGGTTGGCAATTTAGTAGATTTAAGCAGTTCAGGCATGGCATATACAAGGGGCTATGCTAACTGGCAACAGGGCTTTGCCGTGGCCTACGTGCATGAGCGTAAGGTTCAGGTTATAACCATCCCTATTAATGCAGATGGCAGCTTCATATTTGAGGGCAAAATCTACAAATAACGTTATCAAATCGTTATCAAAAAACAGCCCGAAATCATCCACAAAGTCGTACACAGGTGTCACACTATTGACATGCCACAAATCGTGTGCATAGAAGGTAGGGCTACAAATGAATAACATATGGCTAGAAGCTAGACAGGATGGTCTGATATTTTTTTGGATCATGTTAGTTTTAGGCGTACTGGTACTGGCTTATTACAAACTACAAAGTAGAGCGTTTGAACGCGGCTACTGGGTTGGTAGATCAGCTGGCTGGAAAGCATCTATTGAACATAATCAGAAGATCGAGAAACTAAGATCTAGGGCAGTGTTTGATTATGACAAAAACTGAGGATCTATTCAATGAAGTCATTACTACGATCCAGCAGCGTGGAAGTGTCTATGGACACCCATACTACAACCACCAAAGAATCGCAGGATTGTGGTCTGCATATCTTGATCACCCAATCACACCACACCAAGCTGCTTTATGTATGGCGTTGGTCAAGGTTTCTAGGCTTACTGAAACTCCAGATCACTACGACTCAGTTAAAGACTTTATCGCCTATGGTGCTATCTATAGGACAGTGCTCGAAGCAGA